GGTACATTCATTAACAATACAAATGAAGCAACAATTGGTGGTGAAACTGTAAAAGAAAGACAAGGATTGAGCCAGGCGTTGAAAGCAAAGGCAGATAATTCATGAGACATAAATTCGCAGGAGTAATATTTTTAGTTTTGGGCATATATTTTTTAAGTAACGATATGGGGCATATGAATCACGGACCTAACTTACTAGGTATAGGTGAAATGACATGGATGTGGTTTACTATGGCGCTTGTACATTTTTTCATTAGAGATTGTAATTGCTCAAAGTGTAAGGGATAATAATGCAACATTTTTATGACGGACAGATTAGACGATATATTACACAGTTAGTAAGACTGTTTAGTAACTTTTCCTACAAAGACGGTGATGGAAAAATAGTCCGTGTACCTGTAATGTATGGTGATATAACTCGTCAAGTTGGTCATATACTAAAAGATAATTCAGAAAACAAAATACCAAGTGCTCCTCGTATGGCAGTTTATATTACAGGATTAGAACAAGATAGATCACGTACATCAGACAGTTCTTTTACAAGTAAAGTACATATTAGAGAACGTGCCTACGACAGCGAAAATAAAGAATATTTAAATACGCAAGGTAAGAATTATACTGTAGAGCGTATTATGCCAAGTCCTTACACACTAACAATAAATTTAGATATTTGGTCAACTAATACTGATCAAAAATTACAAATATTAGAGCAACTATTAATGTTGTTCAATCCAAGTATGGAAATACAAACCACTGATAACTATGTTGATTGGAGTAGTTTAACAAGTGTAGAATTAACATCAACTAATTTTAGTAGTAGGTCAATACCAATTGGTACAGAGTCAGATATTGATGTAGCAACCTTAGGATTTTCAACACCTATCTATATTAATTTACCAGCTAAAGTTAAAAAACTAGGTATTATTACAAATGTTATAATGAGTATTTTTGATGAATCAAATGGCACTATCAATTTAGGAAATAGTCAACCTGAATTAAGAGCATTTAGTGATAGTCCAGAAGAGCGTCCTGCAATGGATAAACAAAAAGATAGAGTAGTCAGAACTGGAATTGATATTGGTGTTACAACTTATAGAGATTACGACTTAGTTGTAATGAATAATATTGCACAAATAGTTGACAAAGGAAAAGCTGGATCAGTAACTTGGACTAAATTAATTGAAGCATTACCTGGACAATATCGAGCAGGTTTATCACAGTTACAATTACAACGTAAATTAATAGAAGGTGAACAATCTAGTATTAGTGTTAATGGTACTGTTACAATAAACACATTAGATGAAAGTCAATTATTAGTTGATTGGGACGTAGATACTATTCCTACTAATACAACATTAAACAGTCCATCAGGTAGAAATAACACAGGATCAATAGATTTTATAATAGATCCTGGCAAATATAATCCTACCACAGCAAAAACACCTGGACTACGATTGCTATTATTAGGTGCAATTAATACAAGTAGTAATGTAGGAGCCGTTGGTTATGATGGTCCAGATGCTTGGAAAAATGCAGACAATACAGACTTTGTTGCAGGTGAAAATGATATTGTAGAATGGGACGGCAGTGCTTGGCATATTGTATTTGATGCTAGTGCAGATCCTGGTACTGAAACAAAATATGTAACCAACCTAAATACCGGCGTACAATACAGATGGACCGGAACAGAATGGATACTTTCATTCGAAGGCGAATACCGAAAAGGAACCTGGCGCCTGGTACTTTAAAATAAGTACTTGCATGAGTCAAGAAATTATTTGTAGTGGTGCATTATTCTATTCAATAAAAACTAAGCGTTTTTTGCTATTACATCGTGCCCAAAGCAAACAAAAAAATGTATGGGGGTTAGTAGGTGGTACTAATGGTAAAAACGAATCACCTTGGCCTGCATTGCAAAGAGAAATACATGAAGAAATAGGTGAAGTTCCTAATATTGTAAAAACTATTCCGTTAGAATCTTTTATAAGCACAGACGATAAGTTTAGTTTTCATACATATCTTGTTATTGTGAAGGAAGAATTTTTACCTAACTTAAATAATGAACATGATGGATATGCTTGGGTAAGTTATGGCAAATGGCCAAAACCTTTACACATGGGATTACGCAATACATTACAAAGTAAAACTAATCAGACAAAGTTTGAGACAGTTTTTAGTCTAATAGGATACTTAGAAAATGAAGCAAATTAAAGATATTACTATTGTAGGTGGCGGATCAGCCGCATGGTTAGCGGCCGCTTATATTAGGAATAATATGTGGGATGTCCCTTTAACAATAATCGATAAAGAAGTAGGTACGCCTATCGGAGTAGGTGAAGCAACTGTATTAACCTTTCCTTCTTTTCTTAGAGAATGTGGATTAGCTGTAACTGACTGGTTTAAAGAAATAGATGGAACATACAAATCTGGAATAAACTTTCCAGGTTGGAAGAAACCTGGTAATACTGTATGGCATCCTTTTTATCTTAACAGATCATATATTGAACAAGGAATAACACAATACGATGTTTGGGCAGACCTTGGTAAACGTGATACTTTTCAAGAGTTGGCATTGCCGTCTTATAAAACAAACATAGATAATAAAGTTGATATTCATAATGCATACACAACATTAGCCTATCATATTGATTGTGGTAAAATGGTAAAGCGTTTGCAAGAAATATGTCAAAGAGATATGACTATTTTAAAAAGTGAAGTTGTAAATGTTAATAGAGATAAAGAAGGATATATTGAGAGCTTAGGTCTAGAAAACGGACATCAACATTACTCAGACTTTTATATTGACTGTACTGGCTTTGGCTCAATACTTAAAAAGCCAGATAGAGTTGAGCTATTAGGCGAGGGTAGATTATTTACTAATACTGCTGTTGCAGGACATGTAGAGTACGAAGATATAGAAAAAGAACGTACACCATATGTTAATTGTCCTGCTGTAGATCACGGTTGGATTTGGAAAATTCCAACACAATCACGTATAGGTAGCGGAATGGTTTTTAACAGAGATATTACTGACATTGATACTGCTAAACAATATTTTAGCGATCATTGGAATGGTAGAATTAAACCAGAAAATATGAAAGTTATAAATTGGACTCCTTACTATAGTAAAAACTTTTGGGAAAAGAATGTTGTGTCTATTGGTTTAAGCGGTGGATTTATAGAGCCTTTAGAAAGTACAGGATTAGCAAGTATGACAACTGGAGTTCAAGAACTTGCAAAAATGATACCACAACAATGGTATGATGATAGCCGAATTTCTACTTATAACAATTACATGATCGATTGGTACAATGATGCTGTTGACTTTATCAACAGCCATTATGCTGATACTGAGTGGGATACACCTTTTTGGAATTTTGTAAAAGAAACCCATGTAAAATCAGACAAGCATTTGTTTTATGAGCAATGGTTAAAAGATCCTAAAAGAAGTTTCTATTCAAGGGTAGATTCAGTGACACTATTTCACCCACCAAACTGGCAACTTTGGTTAATACAAATGGGATATCCAACACACTCTGATTTATCAAGAATACCAAAGTTAGATTTAGAAGCCGTACAACAAGATTATAATAAATTTGAATACCTAAGACATATAGTAAGTATGACGCACTCTGATGCAATCGAAACTACTAATTTAGGTGTTGACTGGTATTCTAAATTTATGAGCAGAACTGATAGAGATACATTGATATGAAGATAGTTATTGTAGGAGGCGGAACTGCCGGATGGTTGGCCGCATTAATGATAAGCAAAATTAGGCCTGAACATAGTGTTACTTGTATAGAAAGTAGCAAGATTGGTATTATCGGAGCAGGTGAAGGATCGACTGGATCTCTAACAAATATTGTTCAAAATGAAATGTTTGACTTTGGTTGTAACGAACAAGACTTTATCAGGGAATGTGATGCAACAATTAAATTAGGTATCAAACATATAGGTTGGAACGAGGATCCTAATAAATTTTATTATGGCCCAATTGATGGCACACCTACTAGTAACGACCGTTGTGATATTGTATTTCAACATGCATTAGGATATAGAGAACAAGATTAT